GACAATTTCTTGGCGATAGTGAGGAGCTCAACGAAAAAATAGAAAAGAGAATCGAAAAAGAAATCAGAACTATATTAAACTTATAAAATCATGGAAGAAATTTTTATCACCATCATGGAGCAAATCGCCCGTGAAATGCCGGATCTGTCGCTCATCGACGAGGACTACGGCCAATTGGAAATGGGAGCCGACGAAGACCACTACCCGGTCACCTTCCCCTGCGTGCTGATCGGAAACACCGATTCGAACTGGCACGACCTCGGCTACGGGGCGCAGAACAGCGAGTCGTTCATTACCGTGCGCCTCGCCATCGACTGCTACCACGACACCAGTCACGCCTCGGGAACCTACGAGAAAGTACGCGAACGCCAGCAGACGGCGAACAAGCTGTACCAAACCTTACAATGCTTGCAGTGCTCGGAAAACGCATCGCCGCTCGTGCGGGAGAAAAGCCGGGAATATGCGCTGCCGGGATATATCAAGGTGTTCGAGACGACCTTTTCGTTTACGTTGCACGACGAGTCGGCGATGGAATCATAGTGTGGGAAACAGTTCGAGCTGTGAGGCTTTCAGCCGGGGAACTTTCACTTTGGGCAGGGGCTTGAAGTCCTTGTCGGTCCCCTCGCGGGACTTACGCCGGATAATAGTCATGATACGCTCCTCGGAGATAAAGAACTCACGCTCCGACAGAATGCGCAGCGCGTCATCGAACCGCAACCGTTGCACCTCGGTCCAGTAATAGTAACGGCGGCACAACGCCTCGTCCCTCAGCTTGATCAGTTCTTTGTCTCTCCCTTTGCCCATAATGCAAATATAATTGATTTTCACCCGTTTTGTATAAAAAAAGTGCCGATTTTTCACATTTCGGCACTTCCTGTTTAAGGAGTCAACGACTATTCTGCGAATCGCCATCGGCCCCGATTCATGACCTTATTCTTTACGATTCGGTCATTCCCAACGGTATGGGTCTCCACATGCTGTTCCTATCTTTCATCTCGGCGCGGATAAACTGCTTGCTCACCTCCGGCTGGTAGCTCTCCTCGATAATGCGCACACCCTCCATGAACCGTGCGTCACCGGTATCTTCGGCCACCTTGCGCAGCTGCACGATACGGCTGGCCTTTAACGTGCCTTTGGCGTCGCGGCTCAACAGCCGGAACACCATGTTCACCAATGCCTGCGTCTTTTCGTCGTTGGCCAGCGAGGCGATGTACTCCTTCACGATGGCGATTCCGTCCTCTACCGTGTCCCGGTAGCCGTCCGTCACATACACGCCCAGTGTGATGCGTTTGTCGCCCGCGCTGTTGGTGAAGGTATGACTGCGTTGGTCGTTGCGCATCTTCGTTTTAAACAGGTCGGACTTCATGGCAAGTATAGCCTTGAAATTGTCAAGCACCTTCTGTTTGCTCTCCTTGATCTCCTCGCTGATACCCAGCAACACGGGAATGGAGTTCTCGATCTCCTCGTCCACCATCTGCCTGTACATTTCCCGGTCGGCTTTGGCCTTCTCTTCGGCCGCTTTTCTCGCTTTTTCCCGTTGGAAGGCCTCGAACTCGGCCTTTTCCTCTTCCGTCATTAACACGGTTTGTTTGCTTCTCTCTTCCATAATTCTGATTGTTTTAATGGTTTGTTAATCACTGATAATCTTGTCGCTTTCTAAAAGGGTCTTGAACGCTTTGTCCCGCGCGGCCTTCGTCTCATACACTCCGTAAGTTTTCCACCCTCCGTTGTGCTTTGTGCTGACTTTGATTTTCGGCATCGGATAGTCGTCTTTGCGGATAATGGTGAAGCCGGCCGCTTTCACCTTGTTCTGGTCGTTCAGGGTCATGCATCGTCCTCCTCGTAATTCTGCATTTCAGGCTCTTGACAGACCAATGCCGCCTCGTACTGCTCGTATGTCCATTCGTTGATGTCGCTAAAAAACTCCTCCCGCTCTTCGGCCGACAGCCATGTCGCCGCTTCAAGGAGTTGGATTTTAATCCCGTCAAGGATTTTTCGTGCTTCTGTTTTCATTTCTATTAGTTTTTAGGGGCGTTGGGGTCTATGATTACATAGACGGCCCGGCCCGGTTGTTTCACTTCGTGTTCTTGTCTCTTTTCCGTTTCCTTCACTTTCAGCCCTCCCTTCCGCTCGATGGAGCGCAGCTTTACGGCCAGTTGTTCCAGTTCTTCGGTATCGAGCCGGCCGAAAGGCTTGCCGGCGATCCGGGGATTCAGGCAAAAATCGTTGACCCTTGCCCAGTCCGTGGTGTCGATGCCGATTTTCTGCATGAGTTTCAGACATACGCTTCGGCGGAACCGCAGCTCCTCGCGCAGTTTCTTTCGCCATTCGTCCTGCCCGGTCAGCTGTTCCAGAGCGGTGCAGCACTCGTTGTACTCCGCCCGGGTCATCTCGCGCAGGCTCTCGGTGCGATTCCGTGTATATTGCCTCACGATCGAGCGCTTAAATTCTTCCCGGTCGCCGTAATAGGGCACTTTGCCGAACAGGGCGTAAAACCGGGCGAAATTGGTTACTTCCTGTGCCATGTTCATTCCTCCAATCTATCGGCGATTGCATACATCGCCCAACTCACCATAATAACTTTCACATCGTATCTATCCCTTTCGTCGAGCAAGTCAACCTTGACAACCACCGGTTCCTTAACCATAGCATTCCACACCTCTTCCGCCGTTTCTTTTTCCTCCGGACTTTTCAGTGTCATGATCGACTCAAAGTCTTCCCGGTCAAACTCAAATACGACCTGCACCTTTTGTTTTTCTTCCATAATTCAAAGATTAAACTGGTTTTCGAACAACACTTCGATGCCGCACGAGCTGGCCACGTCGAGCTCGAGCTTGGCGCCCTTCGACAGCTCCCAGCCTCGAAGCATGTAGATATAATCACAACCGAGCAGCAGGGCGATGTCCGCCCGCATGTGCTCCCGCCAATGCGCCTCGTCGGGCAGCCCATTCTTGAACGGGTTCACGGGATTGTAGCCTTTCAAGGCAAGGAATCGTTCCGCATTTCCAAAAGCCGCCTTGCGCTCTTCCAAGTCATAATGGGCTATCGCCCCGCTGATGTACACTTTCTTGTTCATTTTTTTTCTGTGGTTTTGTCGTTCGTAAAATTCATTCAATCGTTCTTCCAGTACCACCGTGTAGTTACACAGTTTGCAGCAGCGTCCCTCTTCTTTTACCGGATATGGGTTATACCCGTATCCGATGAACTTCCTGCCGCAAATGCAGAAGATGTTTTCTTGCGTCTTTTCCATGATCATACTATTTCAAATTGCACTACAAAATCATATTCTCTCCGCAGACGGCGAACCTGTGCGATGTTGTCCGGCTCGCTGCCGTAGGGCAGGTAAACACAGCGTTCTCTCGTGTTGACTTTCACGCCCTTCTTCCGGAGCCTATACAGCAGGTTCTTCCGGCGCATACTCTTTTTGTCCATCTCCCATCCATGTTTTGGCGGCGCCTTCCTCCCATATTGTGTAGGGCTCGCCCGGTTGTTCCATGAAACGGCTCTTGCACCATGCTTTGAAGCCGCTCACCATGATTTTGACATCGGCATCGTATTCCACCTTTCGGGCCGTCCTGCCGGCTGGGTGCATTCCCTCGGCATGGCTGATGAAAACGAACAGCTTTTTGGGATGCCGCTCCTTTAATTCTTTGTAAGCGGGGTAGCTCAACCCGCTATATTGGAAACTGTCTATGATCACCACTCTGGGACTGCCCCTTCGTTTCAACCGTTCCTCCAGTTGATCGATCGGTTCCCGGTCGAGAATCAGCAGCCGCTTGCGTACCTCTTCCATTCGATGGCGTTTCAATGACATTTGCAAAGAGAGCCCCGTGCTCTCCTCCAAACTGTCGTATATCACCTTGTCGAACGCGCAGAGGTATTTGGCCAGTTGCATGACAAAAGAGCTCTTGCCGTTCCCGCTCGACCCCCAGATGATCCACACCCCGCTCTTGGCAGGTCGGCCGATAGAGACGAACCACTGCCCGGTGAACTCGTAACAGGGTATCTTCATGTTAAGCACCTCTTTGGGGCTGTACGCTCGTTTCAGTTTCATGGCTTGGCTCTATTGATATGACCCTATATTGTAGAAAATTGAATATAATATACGGATAAAAGGATATGG